TTGCCTACGTGATCATATTCACCAGTAACAACTTTGTTTACTTCTGCGCTCATATGCTTAACAATCTGTCTACCTGTAAGTGTAGTTGACTGTCCAATACGTTTATCAAAGAATCTACAACCTGGATTCAAAATAGCACCATACAAACTATTCAAGTTAATCTTCTTAACTAGCTGACGTTTATCCCAGTACTCGATCTCTGCGTCATTTTTAGCATCTTTTGCTTTCTTTAACATCTTTTGTAGATCTTTACGTTCGCTATACCAACGCTTTAGAATACCAGGAATAATGCCTTCATATTCTGTAGTAAAAATAGTACCATTAGCACTAAGCGTCCACGGCTGATTGCTGTCGAACACTAGTCGCCATACATCATATGCACTCAATGTATCTTCGTCACCGTTCTCCCAGTCAATAGTAATCTCTGTGCCTTTTTCCATGTTCATTACTGCTTGGTATTCTTTTGAACCAAACTCACCTTCCCATGCATCTGCAAATGACTTTTTATCTGCCATCTTAGTTTTAACAGCATGGTCAGTTAGTACAGGGCGCAACTGTCCTACAATAGTTTCGGGTGCCATGTTTAGTGCTCTAATAACACTAGGATACAGACTATTCAAGTCAATAGATCCAATCCAATCATGCAAACCTTTCTTTGGATAGGCAACGTATGCACCTGCTGCTGTTGTAGGTTCACCAGACCTGTCTCTACGATTGGGAACAATGAGTCCTTCTTCATGTGCGTGATTTATAATTGCTTGTTCTGTCACAGCAACTGCACCCATTGTAGTAGGCAGGAGCACTGTGTTAGCGTGTGCAAGTTCGTTACTAAGATCAATAAACTTTAGCTTATCATCTAACTTGTGTAGCAGTAGTGTGTCCTGCCTGTTGTAGTCAATGAATGTGTAAAAGTCTTGATTATACAGTTGATCTAGTGTGCCTTCATATGCAACCTTACGTTCATTCAGTTCATACTCGCCAATAGCGTCCAAGCTGTAGCTGTGCATTTCGTGATAGGTGTACTTGCGATACAACTGCATGTAGTCCAAGTGCTGTCTACCAATCAAATCAAACGTAATGTTCTCTGCGCCAAAGCGTTCAAAGGTACGCTTCTTAGGTAGCTGTCCCCACAAGCAGAACTTCCGTGTATCATCTTTACTGAGAACTCTAGTAATACGCTGTACTGTATAAGGTATATCATAACCCTCTGAGTTCCAGCCGCTGAGAATGTCTGCATCTTCGATCAAGTCTAAGAACGCTTCTAGTAGATCCTCTTCACGAGTAAACAAGAACGTGTTGTCAAAGTCTGCTACAGTTTCTTTGGCAGTTTCCATACTCATACTTTTGGGAGGAATAGCCAGTGTAATCAACTGCCCAAGCCAATCCAAGTACACTGTGATTGCTGTGATCGTATTGAAAGGATCGTCGGGTGTAGAGTATCCACGTACAGGATCAAAGTCAACTTCAATATCAAAGAAGCAGGTCTGCAACTTAGGAGCATCTACGCCCAAGTAGTTGTCTGCTAGACAGCGGAATACGGGATTGATATCACTCTCCCACAACCCATGCTTGCCATGAATTTTTAGCTCTTTGTGGAACTCTTTGCCGTTGCGAGTACTGAATCTACTAACCGGGTTGCCGTAAATAGTACGAAACTTACCACGTGGATCTGTGTAGTAAAACACATAGTTGACAGGAAACTCTCTGTACTCTCTCCTGCCATCAACACGTTCTACAACGTTGATTCTGTCGTGGTCTCTATCAAAATATGCGTCTACATACATTACTTGAAAAACAATCCTATTACATATATTAACGTAATTACCACGTTGAGGACAACCAAACTTTGCTCACGCCATAGGTAACCGGCTAAAGCCCAAACAGCATTACCAAAGATGAATACAACCACATACGCAGGGTAAACGTTAAACGCTGCTAGTGTTGCACCTAAGATAATAAGGGCTGTGCCTAACCATGCAAGCCATTGATAGGGTTTGCGTTCTGTCACTGTAGTTTGCCAACTGTGGCTAGAATGTTTTCCAATGCTGCAAGATCTTCACTGTGCTTGGCAAAGTCTGCCTTATAAGCAGTCTTTACTGCCTTTTTTAGCACTGCTGGCTTGATCTGCATTTCTTCTGCAATAGCCTTTACTGTGTCGTTTAAACCTTCGTTAAGGTCATCTACTTCCTGTAGCACAGTAAGACCTTCGTTAATTAGTTGTGTTAGTTTAGCTTTTTCTTCTGAACTAAAAACTCTATCACCGTCACTCATTGATATCTCCTTATGATAGTGTAATTATACGCTAGATTGTTTATTGTGTCAACTTGGGAATCTGCTCTTGATAAGGAAAATCATAGATTTCTAGTTCTCCTCCGGGTTGGAACTTTTTACCTTTTCCTTTTTTCTTAAACTCGCCTACTTGTGGCGTACCTTGTTTTGATCGCTTTTGGGCACGTTTTAGTTGTTCTTCATCTTTTTTATTCCATTGGAATCTATATAAACTATCCCTTTTGTCTACCATAGCCCATAGTGTTATCCACTTGGTGCTGTCTATAGTTTCTACAGTATGATGTTTGTACAAAAACTTGTCCGGAGTTTTATAATAAGGCTTGCCTATAAAGTCTAGATTAGTTACGAAACTTAGATAGATTGCAAGGAAAACAATACGTACTACAACAAACTTTTGTAGTTTACATACTCTAAATAAAGGAATAATACATATTAACCCGGCAAACGCCCAAATCATAGCTAGCTGAGTAGTGCTTAAATTAAAATCGATCATTGCCAGGATTTCCTTAGGTTAGTTGTATTATATATAATTTGGACATCGCTTTCAGTAACAGTTGCTCGTTTACTGTCTTCCACTTCTATTTTGAATACACCACGCTCGTCACCGAGTTGATCTAGTCTAACCTGTCGTGTCTTCAAAGTACTAAAAGGATTTACACGTATAACTTCTACTGTAACATCAACGGGAGTTACTCGGTCGGTTGTTCCTTTGCTAAACCAGTGTACACTAACAAAATAAGTTCTTTTGTCGTCGCTACGTATAGCAACTACTTCTCTGTTAAGATAACGTGTCTGTAGTTTGCCTTCTGTATCCTGATATGTGTCATTATTTTGACCCATATCATCTCTATCCAATGTGATAAGTGCTTTGTCTTTTAGTTTAAAACTAACAATGTTGTTGGTGTCATCCTGCACCCATAAGTCAATATCGAACTTGCTTTGATCGTCCCAGGTCATAACAATCAAATACTCTGCTTTAGGGTCAATGTTTGCTTTTTTGGCTACAGGATTGATTAGAATAAAAGCCAATATGAACATGAATGTAAAACCTACAAGTAGGTTAAACAGTAGATCAATAAAGCCAAAGCCTGTTTTATATCTTACCTTGTTCGCCATTGTCCCAACTATTCTCTAGAATAACCATTTGTAGTTTTGTGAGTACACTACAAATCAAACCAATAAGAGTTGTGCTGAGAGCAGTGCTCATACCCACTGCCATATCTGCAATGGCTTCTTGTACGTTTGCTACATCTTTAACATCAAGGTCACTAAAAGCACTGTTAAGCATAAGCAAGAAGCCTGCAACCGTGCCAATCATACCTAGTGTAATCATTGCTTCGCTAGCAAACCATACGTAGTTTCCATAGTGACGATTACGTTCACTATCGTTTTTACTAATATATCCTGTAAGTAGAGTTGCAAATACAAAAATAGCAAGTATTGCTATACTGATCTTAGTTACGTCTGCATACCACAGCGCATCCCACCAGCCCAACTGCCATGCAATTGCGGCACCAAATGCTGATGCTGTGAATTGTATCCACCACTTGAGTAAGGGTGCATTTTTATCTAGCATAGTTACCCTCCTAGGATTAGTGTTTTTCGATCCAGGAATTAAATGCTTGTAATGCTTCCTGTGGTTTTACATATGGACTTAATTTTAGACTTTCTACTTCTGAGTAAAAATCTTGTGGATAGAATCTATCATTGTACTCAAATCCACCTGAACGTTCAAACTTAAAAACATCGTAATCTACTTTACGATTGTCATCATAGTCATGTTCTGTCATACCAAGAGCATAGACTTCGCCGTTCTTTTCAACTTTAGTTACTAATCTAAAGTCTCTACCAGCGACAAACTCCATGCCTGTGCGTTCAAGCATAGTAATTGTATTTCTAATATCTTGTGCGTTCATAACAGTGTATTTATCTAACGCTCTACAATCTCTACAACAAGGTCTGTAGTGCCTTTAAGTATTCGATGATAGGTGTTTTTTGGTA